TGAAAAGCTTGACAAACTCTTTGAAGTCAAGTAAAATAGGTATATAACTATGGCAAGAAAAAAACAACAAAAGAAAAGATTAAAAAAATATCAAGGTAAGTATGTTACTGCTGATAGGTTAGATATGTCTAAGGGTGGTAGAGTTAAAGCTCAAGTAGGTGGTTTAAAAAGAAGACCTGTAGATATTGAAGATAGACCTATACAAGCTGTACAAGTTGGAGAACTTGCAAAAAGCAATGGTACACGTAGAGGAGCAACTCCAAGTCCAGCACCTCAACCTACAGTTACACCTAAAGATGTTCCTCCTGTTACAGGAACTAAACCTATACAACCTCAAGCTCCACAACAAACTACAACACCTACATTTCAACAAGCTCCAGTAACATCTCAACAACCTCCAATGTCTGTTGGTGGTGTTGGTGGTAGTGGTAATGGAGATTTAGACGAACAATTCGGTGCTATTGGTGGTGAAACTACTCAAGAACCTGTAACTCCTACTCCAACAACTCAACCAGCTTCTCCAGAAATAATGAGAGAAACTACTCCTCCTGATACAACATTTACTACTACAAATGAGCAGGGAGAACAAGTTACATTACCAAACATGGCTGATTGGGAAAAGCAGTGGTTAAAAGATAATCCTAAACCTACTAAAGGTGGAGGATTAGGTAAACTAGTAAGAATACAAAACTGGGAAAAACAATTTAATATAGCTAAAGAACAACATCAAGCTGATTTAGATAATGCAACTGTAACTTTTCCTACTACTACTACAGCACAACAACAAGCTGCTTTTGAAGATGCTAGAAGAGAAAGAATAAGAGAAACAGGATTACAGATAGAAGCTGCATCAACTGGTCAAGTTCCAGAAGGTGCTATAATTCCTGAAGCTGAAAAAGTAGGAGGTATAGACCCTAAAACAGGATTACCTATAGGTAGACAAAGAACTACTACAATGCAAGATGTTGAAGGATATGTAGACCCTACAGCTAGAGCAACAACTGCAGAAGCTGTAGCTCCAGAATTTGTAAGTACAGTTGATAAAGTTAGAGAAGGTGTTTTACCTCCAAGCTTTGATGCTGCTGGATATGATGCTTTTGTTAGCGAACAAACAGCAGACGTACAAGCTGCATTAGGTACTTTATCAGATGAATCAATTGCAAAAGTTAATGAAATTAGAGAACTATCAGGACCTGCAGTAGCTGCACAAATATCAGAAAATATTGCAAACGCTGCAAAAGCTGAAGATGTAAACGGTGTTTTATCTGCTGGTGCTTTTGTTCCAGAAGTTACAGGAGCTAATGTTCAAGTATCTGCTACTCCAGATGCTGAAAGACAAGAACGTGAAGCTATTACAGGCGAAGCTGCTAGTGGAGAAGCTGCACAAATTATAGGTCAAGTAGGTTATGAAGCTGCTAAACAAAGAGCAGTAAAAGGAACTGCTGCAAAAGGTGCTGCTGCTACTATGGTTGCACAAACTGCAGACATACCACAAGACATAGCTGCTGCTATTGTAGAAGACCCTGCAACTGTTACAGCTCAAGTAGATACACAGCCTGTAGAAGTTCAAGCTGCTGTTGCTGCTTTACCTCAAGAAGCTTTAGTATCTTCACAACTTGAAACACTTTTAGGTGGTATGGAAGATGGTGAAGTTCCTGTATGGGCTAAACCTGCAGTAGATTCTGTAAATGCTATGTTAGCTCAAAGAGGTATGTCAGCTTCTACAGTTGGTAGAGATAGTTTATTTAATGCTATTATTCAAAGCTCTTTACCAATTGCACAAAGTAATGCACAAGCTTTACAACAAAGAGCAACACAAAATCTAAGTAACGAACAACAAGCTAACTTACAACAAGCTACTCAAGAACAACAATTGAGAATGGCTAATCTTGCTAATAGACAAACTGCTGAAAGTCAGACTGCACAATTTGCTCAACAGATGGGAGTGATGCAGAGTCAATTTAGACAAGATGCTGTAATGGCTACAGCTCAACAACAGCAACAAATGAGGATGCAAAACTTGCAAAATCAACAACAAGCTGCTGTTTTAAATGCTCAAAATCAACAAGCTACTAATGCACAAAATTTAGGTAATGAACAACAAGTTAATTTAGCAGAGCTGCAAATAGAAGCACAAGTTGAAGGAGCTAACCAAGCTGCTGAAAACCAAGAACGTCTTACAGAGATGCAAATTGCAGCAGACTTCTTAGCTAAGAATGCAGCATTTAAACAAGATATGGAAAGAGCTAATCTTTCTGCAGAACAACAAACAAGACTTGCAAACTTGTCAGCTCTTAATCAAGCTGGTTCAGAAAATCTTAGTGCTGCTCAACAGACAGAACTTGCAAATCTTAACAAGCAGATGCAACTCAATATACGTAATGCAGACTTAGCACAACAAATGGGATTAGCACAGCTTAATGTTGACCAACAAAGAGCTATGCAAAATGCTTCTATAGTTGCTAATATGGATATGGCAAACTTTAATGCTGACCAACAAAGAGTGTTAGCTAATAGTAAGTTTATGCAGACAGTAGCATTACAAAATATGAATGCTGAACAACAAGCAATTATGCAAAATGCTACAGCTATGGCAAGTTTAGATATGGCTACTGCAGACCAAAGAACTAAGTTAGCTATAAGTAATGCTCAAAACTTTTTACAGATGGACATGAGTAATCTTAATAATCAGCAACAAGCTAATATGATGAAAGCTCAACAAGAACAGCAACGTATACTATCTGCTGAATCTGCAGAAAATGCTGCAAGACAATTTGGTGCTGTAAACGAACAACAAACAAATCAGTTTATGGCTAGTCTTAATGCACAAATGAGCCAATATAATGCTTCACAAGAAAATGCAATGAGTCAGTTTAATGCAACTCAAGAAAATGCTGCAGAAGCTAGAAGAGCTGGTAGAGAAGCTGATATTGAAAAGTTTAATGCACAACTTACAACTCAAGTAGACCAGTTTAATTCTCAACAAGACTTTGCAAGGAATCAATGGAATGCTGCAAATGCTGCTGCTGTTGAAGCTTCAAACGTACAGTGGAGAAGACAAGCTAATACTGTTAATACTGCTGCACAGAATCAAATCAATATGCAAAATGCAATGAACGCTTTTGGCATGAGTTCACAATCTATGTCATTCTTATGGCAAGAATTAAGAGACCAAGCTGATTTTGATTTTAGAGCTTTTGAAAATGAAGAAAATAGAAAGGCTCAAATTATTGCTACAGCTATGGCTAACGAAGGTGAAGCTGGTGAAAGATATGATGATTATTTAACAAATTTATTAAGTTCACTATCTAGTTCTTATAAAGCTGGATTAGGAACTTATACTACAACATCTTATGGTGGTGGTGTTAAACAATTTTAAGAAGGAAATAATATGGGATTTTTAAGAAAAGTAGGTAGAAAAATAAAAAAAGGTGTAAAGAAACTTTTTAGTTCTAAAATAGGAGCTTTTATAGGAAGCATAGCTTTAAGTATGATTATGGGTCCTGTAATAAGTAGAGCTTTTAATGGAATAAAAGGTGTCTTTACTGGAGCAGCACAAGCTGGTACTCAAGCTGCAACTACAGCAGCAGGAACAACTGCAGGAACAGCAGCAGGAACAACAGCAGGAACAACTGCAGGAACAGCAGCAGGAACAACTGCAGGAACAGCAGCAGGAACAACAGCAGGAACAACAGTAGGAACAACTGCAGGAACAGCAGCTACTACAGGGTCTGTTAATATTGTATCTGATACAGTAACAGGTTCTTTAGAAAAATTAGTAGATACTTCAGATTTATTTGTAGACTTTGGTTCTAAAGGAAGTGTGGGTTTAAAAGGTGAAGCTACTACTGCAGCTTTAAAAGAAAAAATAGTTTCTAGTGCAGCTACAGGACCTACAGTTGGACAACAAATTAGACAAAACTTTGTAAATCTAGGAACAGGCGTAAAAGAATTTGCAACAGACCCTTTTGGTAAAACTAAAGAATATATCGGAGAAGATTTTATACCTGATGTAGCTAGGTCTGTTGGTCAACAGTATGTTATGGGAGCTTTACAAGGAGAACCAGAGCAACCTTTTTACAGTAAAGGAGTTCAACAAGTTGGTTCTATGGAAGGTCCACAAGCTGCATACATGGCAGAAATACAAACTCAAATGCCTAATTTACAAGCTACAAACTTTCAACAACTTAATCAAAGTTTATTATATGGAACTTTGTCTCCACAATATTTAATGGGACAAGCACAATACTCATAGGAAAACATTATGGCAGTTTCAGAAAAAGCAATTAATTTTATACAAGGTGGATTAGAACGTGGTAAAGCTATACCCGGTCAAAGTCTTACTAACTCACCAGA